CTGGTAATGACAATTCTTTGTAAAAGACAGGAGGACCCAACCAAAAGTACAGTTGAAAGTCCTCGCCTGTCGAAACATAATTGTAGGCGACGTTAATACGTTCTCCGGGAGCTGTCGGAGCGCTATTTATCACATCAACACGATAGCCGGGTTCAAGATTTCCCGTAGAAGAGAAGTTGGGCAATCGGCGTGGATTAAGAAAGCGGAGGTTCGAATAAAAAGGTACCTCGAACGTATGGATGGGGTTCACTAAATTTGACCACCTTGTGGACCCATCAAAGGAAGGTGGAGCTAAGTTCTCTAAGAGCAAAGCTGGGGTTATGTTGCTCCCGGGATCAGGGAGCGTGGTAGCGGTTCTCCACAACCTGGAAACGTCGGTTCGAGAAGACGAATATGAGTTGTAAGCAAAGTTTTCTGAAGAACTCGCTGCCTCTGTGGCATCTACGCACCATCGAAAAGAACCTCTCCATCCTCCATAGCATGGGGATAGAAAGTTGATAATGTTTGTAGATAGAAAGGTATATGGTTCAGATCGACCCACATCGATTTGCAAGGTACCACCAACATCTGGATAGTATCCACCCATAACTGGATAAGCTGTTCTCTCATTGGTAATTAGAGAATACCCAGCGGGTGGTGCGTTATAAAACACTTCATGGAGCGTAAATCTTTTCATTAACTGTTTAAAAGAACCAACAGTTTCTCCAAAGAAGAGGTGATTTATATTAGGCTCATCAGATGCCGGAGATGCAAATGTGGTGAGGGTTTCAGGATCATTGACTTGTCCTTCACCTTCTACCATTTCTTGTGATTCTGTACCTGCTTCGGCCACAAAGTTAGCAGGCAAAACTATGGGTTCAGAGGTCAATCTCCATCGGAATACATCGGAAGTAGGTTGTGCAACTTGAAAATCGTCTAGCATAGAAACAAAGACGTTAACTTGGACGTCATTGTCGGAAACGATGCTATTCGGGACGGTAAGTTGATTAACTACATAAACACTGAGAACTCCGTTAGAGTGACTGGCGTGGGGCAACGGAACTGTAGCGAAGGCGTAACCAGAATTTCCAATTAGTTCATTCGGTACGTGTTGAACAAACATATCAGGCTGGCCCCATCCCACGTCAATGGTGAAGTCAGTTGACTCCTCTATATCATGCACATGAGTGTAAGCTGTATTGTATGGAGAAGAAGCAGCACCACCATGGGGGTCGTAAACGAACTTGAGACGACCTTTATGGTATGCTGATGAAACGATTTGAAACCTAAATCTCATAGTTCCTCTCCAATATCTGAAGGGCAGTGCAGCAACACAAGGTGCGGTCATGTGAGTTTCGTCTTCTGAGTCAGGATTGATATACAATCTTGCTTGACATGGGTCCACGTAGTAATTGTGGAGCAACTCTTCTTCGACACTAGTAGTTCGCCAGTTAAAATTGGAGAGGTAACTCTCCCTACTGGCAATGCCGGTGATGGTCATCTCGTCGTCGGAATTAAGACCCAAAATGGCTGGGTCAATCGAAACTTCTTGTTTACAATCCAAAGAAAGTTTAGAATTATCTGACGGAAGGTTGGTCACAGCAAATGTATTCTTCGCCACAGGAATGTATTGCGACTTATCTAACATTGTAGGAGCTGAATAACCAAACAAAGATGCGACCGAAGACAAAGACTTTGCCCCGATCTCTGTAGCTCTAGCGAAATTCCCAATGAAGGGAACTTTACTAAGTGCGCCTGCAACGCGAGCAACAGTAGTAGCAGGTTTTGAAATTGGCCCCTGGCCATACTCATCTGCAGCTTCTGCACGAAATTCATCACGCAAAGTCTTGTTGGGAGACGAGAATAGCAAGGAGGTTTGTGGTTCGTAATGAGTGGGAAGTGAAAATACTACATTCTCCGCCCAAGCGAACACTGAAACTGTAATGGGGACATCAGCTCCATTTGCGTGTTTAAGTATCTGCAAACTAGAAGCTGTAACTTCACCCATATCGGTCCATCCTTTCTCAACGATATCGATAGCATTTCTGTAATAGAAGAATGGTAACTCGAGAGTTCCACCTTGCGATAATGTCGGATTAAGGAAGACGTGAGGTTTTTGTGACATGCCGACAAAATCTGCGTCGACAGGGTCCCTCGTTTGTTTCAGTCCATCTGATGGAGCCAAGGGGTTGTAGGACGCCAATATCCTACCGTAATAAAAGGCATTTCCATTCAACACAAATTTCACTTTCATGGTACATTGTAACATTTTGTAATTGGAAATGCGGGACAAGTTGGCTGGATCCTCCCAGAAGAGGGTCCACGGGTCAAACTTCAGATTAAAATGAGAACCCACTTGCCAATCAGTTGTAGCAATCTTGATAGGTCGCTTAAACCAATCGGACAAAGATAGGTCTTGAATCATGTCGGATGACCGGAAGGAGTCCATAGTGGTGCCGCGTGTATCGGCAAAGGACGGCGCAGCGTCGTTAAATTCAACGTTCTGCTGGTCCAATCGTTGTGGTGCTGGAGTTCCGAAGTCCAGCGGCTTATTAAGTTGATAATTAGAAGTGCGGTAAATTTATAGGGATCAGCTACTCTCCGCAGAGTGCTGTCCGGGTACATTTATGTAAATTGTATATACAAACATGAAAAACAAATATGCAAGCCTCCGTTCTGGGATATTATGTACAATACGAAAGAACGTGGTAACCAATACAAATAGGGAGATTTTGCTTTATACAAGGCTGATCTCATACAGCCTAGGACGGCAGGTTGGATTCCTGCCATTGGAGCACACGAGCGTCGAAATCAACGTCAAGGTCTTTGGAGTAAATATTATTTGCTTCACAGACTAGACGAAGTTTAACGCGTTGTTGGTCGTACTCCTCGCGGCCATAGAGAAAGAATTCTCTCAACGCTGATCCAACAGCATCGACCGCATCGTCTTGCATCTCTCCTGGTTCGGAAGTACAGGAGCAGTACTGCATTTGACGATATATCGCCTCTTTGTCAAGAGCACCAACACGGCACGAAAGTTCTGGAATGAAAACACTTTTCCTTTTAAGAAAGTCCAAATCCTTAGCGGGCCAAAAGCCCAGATCTGTATCCTTCTTATCAGGAGTAGTGACAGTCATGCCAACTCCGCGCAAGAAATCTCGGAAGATGCAAAAAGACAAGAGGCGACGGGCTCTCTCAAGGACAGTGCCGAAGAGGTCATCGCCATAGGTTGTGATCGCTACATTGGAACGAAAATCGAAGAGGTCTGAATCTCCTTTATTGACAGGGTAAAGAGCGCCATTACGAACACATCCCATTGTGCGTAAGCTGTCGAAATAACAACATCTCACGAACAGGGAATTGTCGGAGCTATTAACATCAACTGTCAAAGAATTGCCGGAAATCCACATCCACATTCGAACAAGGGTGCCATTCCAAGACACCAGAGGGTTAACGAGATCGGAAATCATTGCGGACATAATCTGGATAGACTGAGAGTCATACCCAAACACTTTAGCAATATCCAACATCATTTTCATACTGGCACTGGTGACGTTAGCTGGGCGGCATAGATCAAAGTTCTTATAATCCAAACCAAAACCCATAACATCAGCTGCTTGAAAGGCATTTTCTCCTCCGTATTTGAGCACATAGATCATCATTTCCTCCCAATC